AAGGATTATTATCACAATATGAAACAAGAAAAATATTTAGTCAAATTAAAATCGAATCTGAACGAGCTTCACGAGCTTTGGCAGAAACTTTTGGAGAACCTCTTTGGTGTGTCGGTACTGGTTTACGTAATACCCATCTACGCGCTATTGCTCCTACTGTCTCTAACTCTAAGCTTAGTGGAAATGTCAGCCCGGGTATTGAGCCATGGGCGGCTAATGTTTTCACTGAGCAATCCGCTAAAGGTACCTTCATCAGGAAAAACCCAACGCTCAAAAAAATCTTAAGAAAACACAAATTAGATAATGAAAGTATATGGAATCGAATATTAAAAGACGGAGGGTCTATACAAGGAATAAAAGCATTAGACAAAATTACATCAGGTCCTCATGATATACCTATCAAAGAAATTTTCAAAACTTTCAAAGAAATTAATCAATTAGAATTAATAAACCAAGCAGGTATTAGACAACAATATATTGATCAATCAGTTAGCTTAAATCTAGCATTTCCTAGTGTAGCAACACCTAAGTGGATAAATAAAGTACATTTTGAAGCTTGGAAAAAAGGTATTAAAACCTTATATTATACTAGAACTGAGTCAGTATTACGTGGGGATATTGCTGAACAAGCAATGGACGACAGCTGTCTTAGCTGTGACGGATAACTAACGTTCGTTGGATTGATCACCAACGGAGGAAATGAGTGGTTGGTGGGAGTTAGTTATAATAAAAAAAGGGGATCCGTAATGGTCCCCTTTGGTTACAGGAATTATTGGGTATGGTGCCCATTTTTTTTTATTCCTATTTATCTTCGAATAAAACAAAGTTTATTCTTTCCTGAATTTCTTCTATTGGCACATTTATCTTAAATGATAAATCCGCTTGCCATTGACCTTTTGGTCTACCATTTTTTCCAATTAAAATAATTGTTGGCACAGCTTTTATTTGTGCTTTTAGTTCAGGTTTTTGATCTTCTAATTTAGCCATTATAACTTTTGCGTTACGTATTCTATCTAAATTATAATCGTTACTTGAATTCCATTTTGCATTAATATGCAATAATGTTAAATCTTGTGCAGTGACATTAGCCGCTACAAATAATAATATAATTGTGATTAAATTTTTCATCTTTTATAAACTTTATCTTCTAGTTCTTTAATTGATTCTTTGTTATCTTCAATATCTTCTTTCAATCCTTCAGTGGATTTTTCTATTTGCAATATTGTTGAACGAATTAATTCGTCTTTTAGCTGGAATTCCATTTGTTTTACAAATTCTTCCGGGTTTTGTTGATTCTGCAACTCTTTTATATCTCCTTGTAAAGTAAACCACATGCTCGCTAAAGCCAGTACTCCACCCACAATAAGACCTATAGTTTTTAAATCTAGTGTTAATTCAGTTGATTCGTCGACTTTCATTTTTGTTTGTTTAGTTTTTTAATTTTTAACAATGTGTAAATTATAGTACATAAGAGTAAAATTATCTTTAGAGACATCTCTATATTAGTGAAGCTTATGATCAATGTAAGAGAGTTAATTGCGTATAGTTTCATATCCGTAAAATCCATTTTATTTAGGGTCTTTTATATTAGCTGAACTTTTATCTGATGAAGGTATTGACTTAGCATTAACATTCCCAGATGTTCTATTAGATGTATTACCGTAGTTAGCTGTACTACTGCTATTATTACTACTTCTAATACTACCCCCACTACTATAAGTAGGAATATAATTATGATAATAAGGCCTATACCAATTATTCCAACCGTATCCATAACCAGAACTATAATTTATAATTCTATAATTAACGGGCCTAATAACATCAATAGGTAACTTTAAAGTATCACCTTCCTGAGTTACAGCTAATACATGCGTAATTTGTAACGTCGGTTTTGGTTGTATTGAGCAACTACTTGCAATAGCAATTAGTGCAAAAAGGACAATTTTCCATAGTTTCATTATTTTAATTTTATTTTCTACCTGTGCCTTGAATAAAAGGGAAATTACCACTTGTTCTATCTGTAGCGCCAGGATTATTTTTTTTAACTCTATCAAAAAATGCTTTATTTAATCCAGTTTTAGAATGAAATTTATCCATATAAGATCCTTTAGGAAAACCAGTTTTACCAACTGTTTTACCAACTGTACTAGCTCCTTTTACACTTTTGTAAACTCTTCCTAATGGAAAAAAAGAAGCCGCTACACCTAAAGCTTTGCCAAAAGATTCCATCATACCACTTCTAGTAGTATTTCTTTCGCTGTCACTTTTTATATTAGGATCTTCACTAAGCACATCTCGTCTTGTTTGTTTTAAAGGTTGTTTAAATGCCATAATTTTATTATTTAATTGTTTTATTTTAAAAATACTGAGTATACTTTTATTTTAGGGTTAGGAGTGTTTAATAATCTTTTTTCAAGTATTTCAGGTTCTTGTTTTTTATCATCACTTAAATATTTAGGGTTTTTACTATTTAGTTTTCTTTTTTTCACGTAATTCTATTATTTTATTTATTCTATCATTTTCTAAACGTAAAGCTCTAATATCTTTTTTACTTAAACCTAAACCTTCTAACTCTGTTACTTGTTCAGCTTTTGTTAATTTTCTTATTTTATCTTGAGTTTTCATTAACTCAATTTCTTCATCAGATTTACCTGCAAATCTTTTTTCATCTTCTAATCTTTTCTTTTCCTCTTTTTCTAATCTTTTCTTTTCTTGTTTTTCTTTTCTTTTTCTATCGGATATTTCAAGTCTTAATTTATCGTGTTCTTCATTTGGAATATTCAAATCCCACGGCCTATAACCTAGTGTTAAAGCAACTCTTTCAAGAGTAGTATTTCTTGCGTCTAACATTTCTGTTATTCTTGTAACTTCATCTGTCATTCTAGCAAGAGGTATATTTGTTACTCCTTCCACAAGATTACTAAATACTTGATATTTAGGACTTAAATTAACTTTGCCGTCTATAGTTACATCCCAACCGCGTTCTTTTATAAGATCTTTATTATAATCTTCTCCTCTAAGCGAGTTATTAATTTTTCTAATTTTAGATCCAACAGTAGGCATTAAGTTCGTTATTTCTACTAAAATATTAGCATTATCTTTTGCAAATGGATCTTTACCTTGTTCTTTGTAATAAGCCATAACAACATTTTTCAATGTATCTACAAAGGCTCCATAAATCCCAGAACCTCTTAATAATGTAGAAATCATATTATTAATAGTTCTTATTTGTTTGTTTCTTTCTCTTTCAGCTTTTTTATCTAATTCTTCTTCTTCTTCATCGGCCCAGCCAGGAAGCATTGTAAATAGGGCATTAGCTAATGCAACAAACGCAAAGTTTTGTATTACACCGTAATAAGATATTCTACTTATATATGTCGCATCACTTTGTAATTGTGTTAAACCTGGTATTCTTCTTCTGTTTATAAAATCTTTCATGTCTTTGACATTACTACGCATATATTGGCCAGGCGTATTTTGAAAAGCTAATATCCACCTACCCATTGTGGTTGCTTGATCTTGAGATAATAACCTAGGATCAGATGATTGTTGAAATTTTTCTGTAGTTTCAGAAAACTTTTCCCATGCTTTAGCTTCTGCCTCTTCTTTGCTAAATCCTTGTTTTTCAAAAGCAATTACATTATTTCTATAATACGGTGCACCTCCTAACGCAATAGCCATTGCATCTGCTGCCCTAGTAAATGTAAATCCAATTTTTAATAAGTATTGTAATAAAGCCGCAGGCTTATTTCTAGCGTTTCTTAAAGCGTTTGCTATTTCTGATTCTTCAATACCTCTTCCTTCACCAGCAAATCTTTGTTTAATTTTAGGGCTAGTTAAAATAGTATATATATCTTTAGAAAGCTGCTTAACATCTAATACTCTTTGACCTATAGCAAATATATTATTTTCTTGCCAATTAATGTAATTAAACGTAGATAATAACTGAAAAGAAGCAGCTCTAACATTCATAAACATTATAGCCCCAACAGAGTTACTAATCCATTGTGTAGCTGCAGCAGTATTTCTGTCCATACCTTCTTTTCTGTTTGTACCAGTTTTCATACGGTACAAAGAACCTTCTATTGCTTCTCTTAAATAAATACCATAAGTAGCTTCTATTTTATTTAGGTTTGATTCAGAAAATATTTTATTTGAATTATTTATAAATTCTTGCAAAAATTGTTTTCTTCCAACTTGATTACCAAGATTGTAAATATCTTTTAATAAATCTGATGTATCCCAATAAGCACCAGGTTTTACCCAATTATCTTGTTTACTTAATGCTGTTAATCCGTTAGCAAACTCTATTAAGTTAGGGTTAGATTGAACATGCTTGACTACCGCTGTTCTATCTCTTTTGCTTAATCCAGGTATATCATAACCTGCTTTATCCCATAAATAAATTCTTAAAGCTTGATCATTAGTATAGTTTAATCCTTTAATATTATTGTATAAAATAGTTGCGGTATCAGGCATTAATTTTTTTAAAGCTGCAAAATCGTTTTTTAATTGTTGAGCATATACTTCCATTTTAGCAACACCTCTAGCATATGGTTTCATTAAATTATCCTCAAAAAATCTTTTTTGTTGTTCACCTTTTCTTCCTCTACCTAAAAAATTATAATACAATAATTCAAAATCTTGTGCGCCAGGTCCAAAAAAGAATTTAGATATTCTACCTTTATTTCTACCTACTCTTCTAGCGACAATTTGTGAAAATCTTTTTTTAGCGGCAATGCCTTTTACTTCTTCTAAAATTATATTAAAATCTTTATTTAAATTTTTAGGTGCTGTTGGAACTAAATTAGGATTATTTTTTATAGCTGTTTCTCCTTGATTTATAGTTTCAGCTTCTTTTATTTCAGCTTCAATGTTTATAGTTTCTTGCGTACCTAAATTACTATTTATATTAAAAGCTTCAGCCAACGTTTTTCCGTCAGCTAATTGTATAGAATTAGGATTAATACCACCATTTATACTACCAACTTGCGAATTAAAATATCTATCGTACCAATTATCAAAAATAGTCCACCATGACGGCATATTTTCTTTTAATTTAGCTTTATCTATTTTTGTATTATCTTTCGTATCAACTGCAATTACTTTATAATTATTTTTTATTAATTCTAAAGTTGTTTCAAAATTTATATTTTTGTTTAACATTGAGTTAAGAAGATACTTATACGCAGCAGTAGCAGGTAAAGCATGTTCCCAATGAAGCTTTTTTGATTTAGGGTCTGCCGCTATAACTTCTGCCCCTAACTTAAACCAATGAGTAACATCTTCTCCTACACCTTTAAAAGCTAAAGCAAAGCCTCTAGCGGTTTCTGGATCTTTTTTAATAATATCATTCATTCGAGTTAAAAGACTTTCCCAAATTAATATATTATTATTATTGAACTCTTTACCTTTTTCAGAATTTAAAGCTTGTAAAGTAGATTTACCTGTTACACCAAAAACTGTTGCATATTTTTTTCTAACATAACTTGTTACTTTATCTATAGGTGCACCAAAATCAGAATCTTTCATGCTATTAAGTATACCTTCTACCTCTTTTGTAGTTAAAATACCCTGTCTTGATCCAGTTATTTGTTTTTTGTTCATCCAAAATGACTTAGGCATCATAGGAAACAAAGTAGTCTTTAAAAAATTCTTATATTGATCTCTTCCACCACCTTCAGAACGGTCATTAAGATCGTAAACACCTTCTAAACCATTACCTTCTAAAACATCATTAAGGGTAGTCCTTTTTTCTCCATAGCCCCATGCTAAAACTTGATCAATAAATACTATACCATCAGCAGCTTTTGAAACAGTATTAGCAAAAATCCTAGAAATAGCATTTGCAGCAGAAACACTAAATTGTCTTAATTTGTTTTTAATATAATTTATAACTGCTTTTATATTAGTTCCATTATATAGTTTTAAAGCTCCTTTTAAAGTGCTAAAAAGCGCGTTAGGTGGTATACCTATTAATGTTATATTTTTAAACTCTGCTTCTTTTGCAGTTAAATAATCTATAGCTCTTTCAGTTGCTGTTTTTACTTTTTTAGGTGTAGCAGATAAAATAGTACCTGCAACTTTTCCTGTAGTAATACCTTCTAAAGCAGCATTAGTTCTTAATCTCGATATTATTTGTAACCAACCTTTCGCTGTTTGAGCTTCTCCAGATCTATTTATAAAAGTAGGATCCACTTTCCCATCTGGACTAATACCAACACTTGATCTAAATGTATTTTTCCAGTTTGTAAGTACTTCTGGTTTAATTTTATACTGAAAATAACCTTCTTTACCCACTCTTACATCTGTTTTATCAAAATATAAATTTAATATTTTTCTAGGAAGTCTTAAAGGTTTACCACCTACTTTTATAGTTACATTAGGATCATTTAAGCTTTCAACAACCTCTACATTAGTATTAGCTTTTAAAAAGTTTTTTAACTGTTGTTCATTTTTTAATAAAAATTGCTGTATATTAGTTGGGTTATGTTGATCGTTTATATTTATTTTAGGATCAATAATTACTTCTACCGGAATATTTAATTCTTCTGCTAAAAGTGGAGCAGAAACTTCTTCATTTAATTTATTTAAATCAGCTATTTTAATATTTTCAGCTGCTTGTATTGTTTGACCAAGGTCTGATGCTTGTATTGCACCAACTGTTTGGCTTTCTAGTACTTCAGCTTGAGGCCCTTTACCAAAAACATTTATAGTTGCTGGCCCTGTTTCTGTAACAGTTTCTGTTGTTTCTACAGTTGATGGATCTGCTATTTCTTTTACTTGTTCTGCTTCTACACTTACAGTTGTAGGCCCTTCAGCCGATTCAACCCCTAATCTTGTAGCAAGATCATTAAGTCTTTGCATACCCGTGTTAGCCATGTATCTATCAAAAGTTATTTGATTGTCATCTTTATCAACTCTGCTACTATCATATTTTTTAGCTATAAGTAATAACTCAGCTTTTGCACTATCTAAGTATGTTTTCCTATCAAGACCAGCTTTTTCTCGTATATTTTTTGGAATACCTCTAAAATATTTAGCCACTGCTCTGTTAGCTACTTTGTCAACCATTGTTGTTACATCTGCAACTGGAACTTGAATAGATTCAGCTACTTGTTCTACTGTTTGAGGTTGTTTAGTTTCTGTTAATACTTCACCTTTTATTTCTGTATCACCAGTTTTAATAAGTTCTAAACCTTTTTTAGCTATTTTTTTAGCTGTAACAGTAACACCTTTTAACATTGTTGGATCTACAGGTAATCCAGAGTATAAAGCGTTAGATCTTTTAACTTGCTCTGTTATTTGTTCACTATCTGTTAATCCATCTATTTCTATTTCTTGCTCTCTTGTAACTTCACCTAGTATATTAGCTTTTTGATTTTTTAAAATATCAAATTTAGCTTTTAAGTTTTTTCTTAATTGATTTAATCCTTTTTCACTAATTTGTTTACTACTAACAGCTTGACGCCATTCGTTATTAATATTTCGCATTTCCCTATCAAGCTCACCTAATTGTAATATTTGAGAAGGCTCTAATCCTTTTAACTTAGCTAAATTTTGGTCAGCTAAAGTTATCATTTCATTTTTTATTTCATTAGCTTTTTTTCTAATTAAAAGCCTAGATTTACCAGTTAGTTCAGGATTTTTTAAATTTTCTAAGTAAGTGTTTAATTCACCTAACTTAGTTTGCATTAATTTTTTATCTTGGTGTGTTTGAGAAACATGTAATAAACTACCGTATACTGTAGGGCCTAACTCTGCTGCTGAAAAAGCTTTACCAGAAATCCAACCCTGCACTGCGGCTTCATCTGCATTTTCAAAAATACTTACATCTTTGTCTAACCAAAATATATCACCTATATTTTGAAATGTATTAGTTATAAATTCTTCACCAGATTCTCTTCTTGGATTTTTATATAAAAAGTTTTTTGTAAAATTTTTCCAATTAGCCTCACCAATACCTCTATAAGTATTTTTTATACCTTGTGCTATTTTAATACCACCTATAAATCTAGCCGGTAGAGACTCTGCTAGACCATGTGTTAGTATAGACATAAACTTAGTACCTTCACCAAGGTTCATTACTCTATCATGCTCTTCTAATTGAACCTCAATAAAAAGCTTTTCTAAACCATCATCAGTTTCATTGTATATTTTTTTAAGCTTTTCTACATCAATATTTTCATATTTTCTTTTATCTAAACCTAACTCTGCAGCTTTATCACCCATTCCAGAAAGTGTAAATAATGTTGTAGCTGTATTTATACCACCTATAAATGCCATTGCAGCATAAGGAGTGTTTGAATATAATACATCTGCAGAATAATTAACAAAATCTTCTACACTTCTAATTCCGCTAAGTTTTCTAGGTGCAGGTAAATTCTTTTTTTGTTCTTTATCTAAAAACTCTCTTACATCTAACCAATCATCTATTTTTTCACCTATTTTTTCTTTTAAAAATACATTTTTATCACTTACAACAAAATCTAAAATACTCAAGCCGGCTAATGGCATATTTGTAAAAATATTTTTTATTGTAGCTTTAGATTTTTCTATACCTTCATATTTTTTAGAAAAATATTTTACATTTTCTACATTAGACATTACATTACTTCTTAAATTTAGTTGTTCATTAACTAAATCTTCGTATGTATTTACTAAATTTTTTTGTTTCTCTAATAAATTATTGTAGTCTTGAATTATTAAAGTTTGATTAGCTTGTTCCCATGTTCCATTTTTAACAGCCTCATCAACACTATAAACTAAGTTTTCTATTTTTTTTGTTACATCATATAAATCTCCACCTACTAATTCGTCTTTATTATCAAATTTTGCTATAGTATTTATATTACCAAGCAAATTATCAAATGAACCCTCTGTATCTATTTCTACAAAACCTTCTTCTGTATTATACTTATAACCTAATTGTTCTGCACCTTCTTCTATATTAAAATTTAATTTAGCATTAATTTTTTTTCTAACTTCATCAGGAATATCATCTAAAAAATTTAATTTTTCATTATGTATTCTTAAATTTGTTTCTTCTAATAATTCAGCTTCTGACGGAACAATTTCAGCACCATTTCTAAAAGCTAAATATTCATCATAAGTAATATTGTTTTGTTTTAATACTTTATTAACATTATCTATACTGTAATTAACAGATAAAGGATCCATTATTTTATCGACCTGTTCAAACTTTTTTCTTTTTTTGTTTATTACAAATTCTTTAACTTCTTCTTGACTTATTGTATTAGGAATATTATTAAAGTTATTTAAAATATTTTGCTCATTTTCATTAAACTTTACTTTAGGATTATAAGTTTTTATTTTAACATCTTCTTCAATAGCTTTAGGTTGACTAATTTTTGTATAACCTCTTTCAGCAATAAAATCATCTACACTGCCTTTATACTTTTCTTTATTAAGTATAGCTTCTATTTGTTCTAGAGAAAATTGTTGCCCGTTTAATTCCCACATAATTATATACTTATGGTAAAACTACTTCTTCCTGTACTTGTTCTTCTACTATTTCGTTTTGTGGTAGTTCTACATTTTTTGGTTTTGGCTCTCCTAAAGGAAATTTATTAGGTATTTCTGTTTCCAAAAACCATTTTTTATAATCTTCTACAAACCTGTTTTGTTGATTTTTATTTAAAGCAAAAGCAGGTTTTAAATAATGATCTGTTACTTGTGCTAATATATTATTATTAAAAGCTATGGGTTGATCATAACTTTCATTCATGGCTAATATACCTTGCGCTATTTTATTCATTTCTAAATTAAAAACTTGATTATTAGATATTGTTTCTTTATCAACTATATAAAAATCTTGAACCATGTTATCCCCAAGGTCTTTAGAATCTATTTCTATTTGGCCTTGTTTATCTTTTTTTCTGAAAGTTTCTGTAACACCTCCGGTTAAAACAGGCGTATCTGTGCCCATTTGTTCTTGCTCGAATATATTAGAAGCTAACATTTTAAAATCCATGTTTTGTTTACTTACATCAGGTATAGATACGTACATATCTTGCTTTTCAGATAGTAAATTTAATTTATTTAAATATATTTTTTCTACAAAACCATCTTCATCATAAATATCCCAGGCTAGTTGGTTTATGTTGCCATTTTCAGCATGTATTTCAATTATGCCTTTAATGTTATCAGAAAGAACATTCATAGCTCTATATCGACTATTGGGTGTACCCATCAAATCTACACCACCCATTAAACCAGCGTTTATAACTGCACTTTCCCACACTTCTGTATTAGATAAAATATTTTCTAAAGCAGTTGTTATTACTTGAACACTGTTTACAATATCATTAGCATATTTTCTATCATAAGCAGGATTTTCGCTAGTATTGTTTTGCAATTTTAATTGTATGTCAGCATATACTTTAACAAATGGATCATATAAAACAGAGTAATTTACATCATAATCTGTTGTATCGCTATACCCTAATTCATAACTTAACCTTGATTGTTGCTCAGCTACCTTTTGCTGATTTTCTTCGTTAAGACGTTTATTTTCTAAAAGTTTTTCTTTTAATCCCATGTTTTAAATTTTATTAAGGTCCTCCAGCTGCTTTTTGAATTCCACCTGTGATACCAAACATTCCAGCACTCGCCACAGAATCAGCTAATCCGCCAACACTACTTGCTATATTACCAATAGCTTGAGATTTTCTATAAGCTGCTCCAATTTCCCTATATTTAGCAGCATCTTTTTCACCTCTTAAATAATCTATAGAATCTTGCTGTCTTCTTTCTTTAGCGTTAAACGCAAATGCTCTACCTGCTGCAGTGGCTTCTTGTTCTCTAGCGCCTTCAGATATTTGTATACCTTGAATTCTTTGCCCTTCAGCTAATTGTAATCTTTCTAATTGTTGTTGGCCTTGAGCCCTAAGTTTTTCATTTTGAGCTTCTTGTTGTTCAATACTTGCAGCAACACCTTTTTTACTTTGTAAAGCGGCTTGTGCTAAGGCAGTTGCACCTCCTGCGCTTGCGCCTGTAGCTCTTAATGTATCTAATGTATTTGCTAATGCTATATCAGCTTCTTCAATCTGTATTTCAGCAGCTGCAGTAGATACACCTAAACTTGCAAATGGATTTGATAATTTACCTGATAAATCTTTAGCTAATGAGCTAAGGTCTTTTACGTTATCGTAAGGATTTATAATTGGTTGACGTTTTATAGCTGCTAACTTTTTTTCCGCTGATCTTCTATCATCTGCAGCTCTTCTTTGAGCTCTTTTTGCAGCTCCTTTGGCTATAAAACTTGAAACTATACCTCCTAATGCACTAAATAATCCCATAATTTTAATTAATATGATGACTCAACAGTATCACTAGATACTGCGAATAATTCTTTTCTTTTGTTTTGTGTGTTATTTAAACTAAACTTAACTGTACTAAAAAATCCTTTAATACCAGTCATATTGTTTCCAAATATTACTTCACCTGCTGTAGCAGAAGAATTATTAAGTATATTTGCAAAATATTTATTTTCTTTTCTTTTAAAACTATTAGTAAATAGTTCATTAGAAAAATCTGTTAATGATGTTGGTAATATATATTTTGATACTGGAACCAATGCTGTATCGCCCGAACTTGCATCAAGAGAACTTACTGTCCAATCTTCACTACCTTCATAATTTATTGTTTGAAATACTTTAACTGTTGATGGCTGAGCATTTAAAACTACTGTTACTGTTGAATCTGAAACTACCCCATAAAAACTACAGTAAGGTGCAGATCCATAATGTTGGTATAATTTACCTGTATTAGTCGTAAAAAACGTAGATGATAAACTAAATACCCAAGATGGTTTATATGTTAATCTACTAGTCCAACCTTGTACGCTTTCATCAAATGATAAAGTATTATAACTTGATGCTGTTTGTATAGATAAAATATAGTTTTTAGTGTGCATATCCCATCCACCTACAACTTTAGTAACAGCTGTAGATGTTAAGTTATCTCTAAAAAAATCATGCATACCATAACCAGATATTTCTATAATTTCTCCAGCTGATGATAATCTAAGTACACAACCTCTTTTTCTATCTGTAAAGTATTTTCTATAACCATATACAGCAAAACTAAATGGATCTGTAGATATACCATATTCTCCAGCATAAGGAACTATTTGACCTATTACAACATTAGATGCTGTTACAGCTGGATTACCTTCTGCAGTATAAATTGCGTCTTTATCTATTAAAGCTCTATTAACTTTATTTTCTTGGAAAATTATTAAATTTGTATCTTCAGCATATAATTTTTGTATTGATCCTTTTGCTGGATTAACTGACCTTGTTATATCTTCACCTACTGAAAACTCGTTTGTTTGGTTTATACCTGTTCTTGAATTAAACACACCTGAGTGTATAAGTGTATTAAATCTATTTTGATTATTAGGATTATCTTCTACAATATGAGCCTTAACACCTAAATCAGTTATAGTATTATTATAACCACCTCTTATTCTAGCTTCTTCAATAAACCAATCGGTAGCATTATCATTTGCATAAGAGTATGGTACATTTTCATACGGAGCATCAGGTTGCGGACTCGCATCTACAATGCTAGATATTTTCTTCAACCAATATGAGTTAAAATATTTTAATTCTAAAGTAGCTCCCATGTTCTTTTATTATCACTTATTTTTTATCATTATTACACCCAGCCTACAGATCCTGGAACTGGTCTAGCACAAGAAGTGTTACCTGATATACAGCCTCTTGCATATGTATCACTACACGTAGTATTATCACCGCTTATTTTTATACCGCTAGTATTGAATTTTGCATTAATTCTTATTTGATCAAACGGTTGTCCTGACTGTGTAGTAAAACTATAAAAAGCAGGAAATGTTGAACCTATTGTAGCGCTAGTCCAAGGATTTGCTAAACTAGTATCTGTATAAAATAAGTCTACATACTGAGCATAAGGCATCGGAGCATATCTCAACGTGTTTCCCGTATTACCACATATGTTATAAGAAGCACCGTTTGAACCTAAATGATATGAATAATATTTAGGACTTGCTCCACTTGTAACATTGCTACCATCCTCTACAACACATGTACTATAATAAAGATCGTTAGAGTTAACCCATAAACATAAAGAGTCAGCATATATTTGAGCTTGATGTACATATGCGTCTTTAGCTATAATAGCATATTCGCCTGGTTGATCAAAAGCAAAAGCAGTTGAAGCATATTTAGTTGAATTAAAACTATTATTTAATAACTCAACATCAGCTAAGATGTTACTATTATTAACATCATTTATTTGAGACCAACTACTTGACGAATTTGTTCTATGATAAACAACCCAGTCTAGGTATGATAAAGTAAAACTCATTCCACCACTATTGTTTGTAAATGATTGTTGCATATTACACTGAAAAACAACTGTTCCTTGAGTTAAAGCGCTACCTAGTTTATTAGTAAAATTAGAATTACCGGTATTAGTATCTGGTACAATTGGAAAATCACTTCCAGAAAGAGTATTATCAGATAAATACCATACAGCATTTATTACATTACTACTGTTTGTTGTATTTGGTATAACACTTTGTTGTGTAGCTGGTATTCCAGCACTTACAACACCTGAAGCTAAACAACTAGAAATAACACCACTATTAACAGCGTTAGCTCCTACAGTAATTTTTTGTGTTTTACTTACGCTTAAACTACCAGTTTGCGCAACACCACCTGATACAGCGTCTTCTATTTTTAATGTTAAAGTATATACACCAATAGGTGTAGAACTTGATTTAGTTATTGCTCCAGTCGTTGAATTTATACTAAAATAACTTCCTGTATTACCTGCTGTAATACTATATTTTAAATCATCTGCGTTATTACTTGCAGATCCATTAAACCCGTTTCTAGTTACAACACTAGTTGCTGAAGCACTAACTGTTACATCTGGTAAACTTGAACCAGCTGCAAACACAGGAGCAATATTATCTAATAATCCTGAAGATGTTGTTGTACTTTCATCACCAGCGTTAGTTTTCCATTGAAACTCAATTGTATAAACTTCTTTAGTTGAACCATCTGATCCATATACAAATTGATTATTAGCTGTTTGTAGTCTATAACCCGTACCTGATGTTATTAAACTAAAATCACTAGTTCTATTAGCGCTTGTTCCGTCAGTTACTGTCATTATAGGATAACCAGCCGCTATATCTGTATTAGCAAAATTACTACCTTGATTATTTTGTGGATAAAATACAGCAGTTACATTTGTAGATGCTGCCATACTTTCATCTTGTGAATATGATAAAGCTGATAAAGCTGATACACCATTAAAACCTGTATTAATATCTGCATTTAAATCTGATATTAAACCAGCTGTAGATGTTTCATAAAACAATTGTAATAGTGTTTCATCTGGTTCAGTTTCTGCTACAGATAATTGTGGAACCATTGTAGCGTCTGTTATACCTATTGTAGTAGTTCCTGAGTTTAATGTTGCTAACCTAGCAATTAAAGGATTTGTATCTATTTGATAAAAATTAGTTGGTGTAGTTATATCAGTTGTTGCCATTTTTAAATCATCAGCATCAGCTATAGTATCAGCTGTCATAGATAATGGTAGTATTTGAGTACCACTAATATTTACAGGGAAAAACTGTAAATTATCTGCAACCGTATTATTTACTCTACCGTATAATCTTACAGAACTTCTGAATTGTTTTTGTTCTGGTCCAACTTCTGATAAATCTCTAGGTACCTTATTTATATTATCATTTAATAATACAACATGTCCTGTTTTACCATCTTCATTAGTAGGAAATGTAACAGTACTTTGTCCAGGATATCCATCTAAAAACCCTGGAAAATAACAGTTATAATAATCTTGTTCTTGTTGTTTAACAACTATTTTATAGGAATACCAACCTAAAGGATTGTTAAGATTATAAGCAAATTTAACATCTGGATTATTATTATTTGATAAATATAAAAAATTATTTACTTCACCATCTGTTGTAATTGTATAAGCACTACCTACATTAGAAACATTTGTAACTTTTACAAAATCAGTATATTCACCTCTTAAATAAGAGTTAACAACTGGAATATCTGTTTGGTTTGCAGCTAAAGTAAATGTAAATGTATTACCTACTATTGTTGTCGCAACACCAGTTGTGTTAAATCCATTACCTATTTGATCAGCATATAAACCTGGGGTACCTGTTAAACTATCAGGTGAACTAGTTATAGCTGTGTTTATTACAACTTTTAAAGCATCACCAAACCACTCTTTTAAATTTTGTGTACTTGATCTATATGGATGATAAAAAGTAGAACCACCAAAAAACGAACCACCTACACTAACACCATCATCAACTGATGATAATATAACAGATGATTGTCTACCAAATTTATCTGCTAAAATAAAACCTACTTGATAGTTTCTATTTTGTTTTAATGTATGATTAGGGTATTCTGCCCATGTAGTAAAAGCTGTTGCGCTTTTTGCGTTTGCACCTACATTATAATTTAATGATGAAGGTGGCGTGTGCTGACTTTGAAAATTACCATATATTACCCTGTTACCTGCTATTTCTTGACTTAAAGCTCTTACTGGTACTTTATCATAAACTCTTATAGTTTGTCTTTCTGGTAAAGTTTTATATGGTTTTCTTGATTGATAATCATATGTGTAGGTGCTTATACCACTTGTTGTTGGTGAAAAATCACTTGTTTTTACAGTGTCTAATACTTTAACTGCTCTAGCATCTGATTCTTTATATAATATATCTATTGCTGTTATTTTATATGTATCATCATTTTCATTACCTAAGTTTTCTTGTATATCTGGTAATGGTATAATTAATTGTACGTTTTGTACGCCATTTTGCATAAAATCAAGTATAGTACTTCTATACGCAGCATCTTCATCACCATCTAAAAAATAACCTTTTTGTTGAGGTATAAAAGCCGGTTGAGTAAATGGTGCCATTAACGAATATTCTTCGTCATCAAATTTAAATCTATAGCTAAATCTTACAAATAAATCTTCTAAAAAATCTGGATCACCAGGCCAATCAGCACCAGCATTAAAATCAAAAGTAATGTCTTTACCAGTCATTGTAGTAGCTAAAAATGTAATTACATCACTAGCAATAATAGCAGAACTTGGTGCCGCATTTAACGTTACAGCTGTTCCAACCACGTTTACTACATATAAATATTCTGAAGCAGGTATTTTAATAGAACCATTAGACTGTTTAACAATAAGTAACATGCCTTTTTTAATGTTAGCATTAGACGAGGCTAATGTTATTGTTACGCCAGATGAAGTAGCTCCTGTAATTTCTACAGATTTTAGTAATGTTATAGGATCATACGGGTTATATTTAGCAACCGATATTTGGTTTTCTTTAGTATAATAACCTAATGTTTTACTTACGTTTATTTTTCTAGGTTGATTTCTATTATCTGTAAAGAATAATAAGTTTTCAACTAAGTTTACACCTGATATAGGGTTTGATGTGTTAAAATTTAAAAAAGTACCTTCAACTAATTTAGTATAATTACCATTGTTATATTTATATATAAAATGATTAGCACTGTTATCTGTTAAAAATAAATATATAGTATTATTATTATCGTCTTCGTAATGACCAATAATTTCTAGATTATTTATACCTAAATTTGTATCCGGCACTAACGCATTACCTAATACATTTTCTAACGCACCAATATCATCAGCTTCTGATTTACCTACAGATATATTTTCTGCGTCACGATATTCACCATTAGGTACTAGTCTATCATCCAAGTCTTTATTCATCTTGGATTTTAAGAAACTATTTTTAATTTCAGCCATATTTAGTATTTAATCCACTTAGATTTATTCCTCATTACTTGAACTATTTGATCAAGTTTAATATTAGATAATCTAATTTTAGCATTTCTTAATTTAGCGCTTCGTTCTTTTTTAAATCTTTGAACGATGTATTCTTGTATTCCTACACTTGTAGATAATATAGAATATAATATATGAGCATATAAAGCTTCTTCTGCCATTTTAGGTATTCTTAAATCTAAATCATAAGCATTACCATCTGATATATATTCTAATATTATTAATTTTTCTTTTAAATTGCTTGAAAAAGCAAACAAACCTTTTCTATCATCAATTATAAACCAGCCATTTCTTTGGCTTGTTTCAGGATTTAATCCATATCTTTGGCCTAAAGCCCCATCATAATAACTAGTCCAATAAACATCAGCAATAGAATAATCATTAATATAAGCACCACTAATTTTTCTTGGATTATTAGCATCCCATTTTACTGTAGTTTGTGATGTGCCGTCTATATTTGAATTATTGGCATCTTGAGTAGGTAAACCATCATTGTCTTGTGTAGGTGTAGCATAAGGTCTTAATGTTAATTCATTAGCTGGAAATATTGTATGTTGTACACCCATGTTATCTACATAAGAAAGTCTTACATAATTAACATAGTCTTGAGGTATTACAAGAGATAAACTTTGTGGAATAGTTAATTCTTGTGATCTTACACTTTTTAATGTATCATAACTAAATTCTTGTAATCCACGTTTTGCATGGAATATAACATCTGTTCTTTTTACACTAGGTATTAATTTTCCAGGCCCTACATAAGCTATTAAAAAATTATTAATAACATCATCTAATTTAGTATATTCATAACTTCCGTGCATGTCCCATAATGTATCTTCATTCATTTGAATTTTAAGATAATTACCGGATGTTAAACTAGAATTTACAGTTACTATATTATTTGCTTCACTCCAAGGGCTTGCAAACCTAAAAGTTATAGTGGTTGCGTCTGTAATATTAGCAGCTAAATTATCTACACATGTAAAATTAGCATTACTATTTATTGTTTGTATAACTCCTATTAAAGTTCCATCAGCTTTTAAAACTGACATACCAGCTAATATATTGTTATTACCTGGATTTATACTTACTACTTTTTGGCCTGTTACGTTACTACCAGCGGCAGCTAATGCAGCGCCTGTTGTAGCTGTAGCAGTAGGAGTTAATTCAGTCCATGCATTCGCATCAGGACTTGTATAAACTTTAAAGTTATTTAAACCATAGCCTGTTGCTGAAGGATCAGAACTACCAAAAGTTAAATTAGTTTCAAATGTGCTAGTAAAAGTTTGACCAACACCTGTGCTTGTGATAGAAAATTGTTCTGCGCCTGCGTAATATTGTCTGTTAGTTTCGGTGATTAAACCACCATTAGGTATAGGCATAATTTATTAACTTTTTTGATTTATATTTTCTTGTTGAATTTGGGCAGCTGCAACTTGTATTACTTCTTGATTTTTAATTACAACTCCAGCATATAATAATATTTTTAATATTAATTCTATTTGTTCAGCAGGATGTAATTCAAAATTACAAGATGAAGTTGGTTGAAATACATATTGAGATCCTGAAGTAAAAGCCCAAATAGGTGGTATAGGTTTTCTTATATAACTTGTTGATAATCCGCTAGTTATACTAGTAGGGTAAACTGTAAGCTGATTATTTTCGTATGTATAAATAGGATTGGTAGTAGTAGGTTTAGTTAAATTAGAACTTAATAAATGATATAATTCACCTCTGTCAACTCTTTGTAATTCTTCAGTTGATAAAGCACCCACTTGATATAATACTTGACCTAATCTATAAAATTCTTTTGGATAAAGATTTATAATTATAAGTTGACCAGCTGTTGGTTGACTACTTAATGTTAGTGTTGCCCCACTTAAACTATATGCTGTTGATGCTAATTCAACGCCATTTACAAAAACATTTGTAATAGCGCCAGCATTAGATAATGCTAAAGCATCTCCAGTTAGCGTGTATGCTAAACCAGGGTTTACAGCTGTAAATTGTTGTGTTGCGGAAGAAGTTCCTGAATATTGAGTAGGTAAATTAAAAACGTTACTTGAAGATACTGATGTAGCGTTTCCATAATCTTTAAATATAGAGATTTTTTCATCAAGATTTACGACTCTATCAGCGTAATCTGTGTTTGCTTGCGGTACACGTAACTGCTGATTTAAACTATCAAAATATGTTTCAAATATTTCAAGTTGTGATTGAGCACCTATTTTATTAAATTCCAAAGGTGTCATATAACCTCTTTGTTCTTTGTTTAGTATTAATAAAACGGTTTGATATACAGTGTTTACGTTTATTGCCATTTTAATATTTTATGTGAATAACAGCTGGGCCACTGTAGTGACCCGCTATTATAATTATAGTTACGTATTATTGTAACTTTTTATTTATAGTCTTATAAACTTCTACTCCTTCGTCGGTTTTAAACCAAGCTGCCATAGCTGAATAAGGATTTTCATCAAAAGGAACTGTCATTAGTTTTCTATCATTAGAAGCCCAATGGAAAGTTCTTTGATCTTGTGATAATTTTAAAATTCCTTGTTCAACAGCTACAATTGCTGTGTTTCTTAAACCTACGTTTTCATCATTAGCTATTGCCATAAAAGCATAAGGATTTTTCTTAGCCATTAAAAGTAAATCTCTTTTAATTTCTTTTGAGCTCATACTAGAAACAGAAGATCCTTTTTCTACTCTTAATATTGCTTCAGCATGATCAATGTCTAATTGCTTAGCAAACATTAAAGCTTCTATTTCTGCATGTATTTCCTCAACTTCATTTTCAGCAACAACAGTTGGTTCAAACTCTCTGTATGTTGATCCTAATCTTGGATGATATAAAGATAAAAGTTTTTGTAAGTTTTGTTGTTCTTTTGGTACGGTTAATACACCGTCATCAAATACAATATGCCCCATTGTTGCTTCACCTTTTTGTTCATCTACAAATGGTGAATTTTGATTAGTTGCATATCTTAATTCTCTTTGTTCGTTTTTTTCTGCATCAAACCATAATAAAGGATATCTTGTAGAATGTCTAGATGCTAACCTATATGTTAATGGAGACTGATCGTGCAGTAAAAGATAAGTTCTATCTTTAATTTCCCATTTAGGTTTTTGAGGTTGTTTAACCTCTACTTTTTTTACTTGTACTGGTTCTTTAACCAATACTTCTTCTTGTTTTTGTTTTGCCATAATATAATATAATATAATAATTTAATAAAATAAAAGGCTAGGTGCCGAAGCACCTAACACTTTTAATAAAAATAATCTTAGTTTTGGAATAACACAAAGTTGTTCGCAGCTTGAGTAACTAAACATCTTTCAGATAAGAAGTTAACTACCATCTCATCAACTTCAGAAGTATAAGCACCACCAGCAGTACCAGTGATCCAGTTTTTGTATCTTCTGTCGTCAGCTTGAGAAGCTCTATATCTTACATGCAAGAAAGGTCTTCTAATGTTTGTACCAAGAATTTGGTCATAAACAGTTGAAGTTCCAGCAGGGATAAGAACACCGTCGATATTATTTACTGCAACAGCACCTCTTGTAGAAGCGTCGTTTAAGTATTTCCATGATGTTTTATAGAAGTCATAAGAACCTCTTCTGAAACCAGAAAAACCAAGATTTAATGCCATGTCCTCAGAGTTTTCAAATAAACCATAAGCAACACCGCCTAGACCACCTGCAGAAATTTGTCCTAGCATGTCGTCGAATTCTAAATCCATATCTCTATTTAAGAATAGCATATTTTCTTCTATTGCACCTTGAGTATCAAGATTTTTAAGTACTGAGTCAAAATCAGAAATACCAGTTGCACCAGCAAATCCGCTAAATACGTTACCTCTTGCAGAGATAGCAGCAAATAAACCTTCAGAACCGTGAGCATTAATAGTAGCTGAGAAACCAGGTACGTTAGCAGCTTGAGCAGCAAAGCTCACACCACCAGCACCAGAAGCTAATTCACCTTCTACCATTGCCATTTCTAAATAATCATCAAATCTTAGTCTTGTTTCAGACTCAGATTTTAAGTACCATAGGTATCCAGAAGTTCCATCTTCAGTAGCTACTTCAACCCAACCAATTTGAGCCATATCAGAACCATTGATAGCATATCTATCTTTGATAATAATCGGCTGATTAGAATATTGTGTAAATTGAGGTTCTACAGAAAAAGATCCACTGTTAGTTCCTTTTGCAAATAATGAACCATAAACAAATATTTTAAGGTTCGTTGCAGCAGCACCACCTGTGAACAATCCGTCCCAGTTAGCAGCAGTAAAAGGATACGCTGTTACGTTAGTTGTTGTACCTGCACCAGCTGCAGTTGCACCAACAATACCTTTTAATACTACACCAGAATCAGGGTTCATAACAACGATAGTGTCATTAGGAGCGATAGCGTTTTGAATAGTAGTACCGTTTGTTGGTACATTAAACACAGCTAAACCAGCTCCAGGTCCAGTTACACCTGTATAAGAAATGTGTAATCTGTTTTGTTCAGACCAGATAACCTGATCAGATGTCATTGGCATTTCAGCGCCAACCATTCTAAGGAAACCACCTAATGTTCTGTTTCCATATCTTTCGACTTCTTGCTCATAGATCTCAGGGAGATATTGTTGAGCAAAGTCATTAGCTCCACCATTGAAAGCTAAGTAGTTACTTTGTAACGTTTGTTGTGCTTGAGAAGGTACTATACTTCCAAACACAGGAGAAATTGATCCCATAATAATTTAAAATTTTTAGTTAAATTTACGTGTTTTAATTTTAAGTTTTGAAGAATCCATACCGCTAATTGACTTAACTTTTAATCCTCCAACAAATACATCACCTGGATTACTTGTTCTAGGTTCTGTATTTATATTTTTAGATTTTGCACTTAAATCTTTAATTGCATCAGCTTTGCCTTGCTCATAAAAATGTTGTGCTATAGTATCAGCATTATTAGCAGCATACATAGCTTTATGATAACCTTTTATGTCTGTAACATTCCCTTCCTTGTCTAAGAACTTCTTAATGGTGTTGGAAATATTTGATTGATTATCAGCTACATCATTAACGTTTTTAATTCCATATCTAAACTTTTTTTCTCCTACCGAAAAATCAAAACCTTTGAACTCGGGACCAAAATAATCTTTAGTGTTAGATTTGAACGCTTCATGTTGCTGTTCTGCTACTTTCTGTTCTTCATTGTAGCGATTGAAAAAGTCCATAGCTTTTTGTTGGTCTTGAGTAACCCCAGGTCTTAACTTAATTTCCTGGTAATATTGGTTTTTCAAACCTTCTAAATGCTGTTTAGCTTTTGCAACCTCTTCTTTGTATGCAAGTTGTGCTTTACGCACTTCTCGCGGTTCATCTACATCCTCATCCCAAGAAAAATTATCTTCAATTAAAAAGTTAATTTCTTCAGAATTTAAATGTGATTTCGTTTGCTTATAATACTCTCTTAATAAAGTATCATTGTCTACGTTTGAATAATCATGATTTAATCTTACATAATCTTCTAATGTTCCACCAGTTTCATTCATAAAGTCTACAACTTTAATAATATTTTCTGGTAACGTAGGTATATTTTCTTTTGGTACTTCATCAGATATAACAGCCGTTGGTCTGTTAGACTCTTGTACCATTTTCTCACCGATTTCAATAACTTCTTCTTTTTCTTCTTCCTTTTCAGGCTCTTCTACTACTTCTTCTATTATCGGTTTTTCTTCTTTTTCTTCTTCTTTAGATTCAACAGGGGCATTGGGCTCTTTATCGGATTCTCCTCCTTTAACTTCCACCTCCGGTATATCTCCGGATGGTTTATCATCAGGTATTGTTTCTGTTTTTGGCTCTTGAATGGCATCTTGTTGTTCTACTTTTTCTTCAGTTTTTTCAACTGGTTTTGATAAATCTACTTTTATAGGTTCATCATTTTTTACTAGTTTTTTAGGTTTTTTAACCTTAAGCTTTCCAGCTTTTTCTTTTGTTTCTGACATAATATAATATAATAATAATTAATAATTTTAGGATATTTCGTCTATTCCTAAATTTTGTTGTTCAAAATCTGTTGGCAATAAATCATTTTTTCTTTGATTTATCATTTGAGATTGTTGTGTTGCTTGTATTCTTGTTCTTTCGTCTTTTCTATCTTCTATTTCTTTTTCTTTAGCTTTTTGTGCAGTAAGTTCAGCCTGCTTAAGTTTAAGATCATATTCAAATTGCTGAGCCATTTGTTCTCTTTCAATTTCAGCAGCTGTTTGCATTTTTTGAATTTCAAAATCAGCTTTAGCTTTTTCAAATTGAACATTAGTTTCGTTAAGGGCTTCAGCTTTTTGAACATCAGACATTGCTGCTCTTTCTGCTGCTTCAGCATTAGAATCTGCTTGAGCTTGAATATTAGCCATCTGAGCTTGCTGGTCAGCTTGCTGTTTTTTCATTCTCTTATATTTTAAAACTTGATTAGCTAATTGTAAATTTTTAATTTCTCTAATGTCAATAGCATCTTCAAGAAATATTTGATTTTGCTGTAAAGCCATTTGAATATTTTGTTCAAGCATAGCTTTTTCTTCTTCCTCTGGTTCTAATTCTAAAAATACACCAAAGTCATAAAGATGTAAATTATCTATTTCTTTTAAAGTTGCTACATTAAATTTACCTATACTTGCTTTTAATGAATCATTAGTTAATTCAAAATCTAACATATCTGAAACTCTAAGTGATATATTTTCACAAGTTTTTACAGTTAAATATAGTGCAGCATTTAAAATGTGTTTAGTAGCCGTATTTGAAGCATTAGCCGCCATTTTTTGTAAACCAACTAAAGCATCTTTATCTGGCATACTACCATCTCTTGCTTCATTAAGGCCAGTAACATCTCTTATCATTTGTAAATAATACTGATAAGTATTAATTAAAGAAGCTATTTTACCGTTGGCGCTCGATGTTTGTAATTCTTGAATAGGTACTTTACCTCTATTTGGATCGCCATCTTGAGTTAAAGATCTACCAACTATACTACCTGTTTGGAAGTACATGTTTAAAGCTTCTTGCGGATTGTAATTAGTACCATTACCTAAATCAACTTCTGCTAAACCATCCACATCTACAAATACACCATCTGGTACCATTCTTGCAATTACTTGTTGTAATTTTAAAGATGTTAATTGAATCATATCAGCAAATCCTGTAATACGATTTACTAATGAATCAATTCTACCTTGATACATATGAGGAGCTACAATGTTATAGTTCATGTTAACTTTTGTTAAATCACTTTTAGGTCTGGTCATATTAGTTGCCATTTCCCATCTTAACATTTGCTCTACACCTAAAACTTTAGCACCGCTAAATAATACTTCAATTGATCTTGAAACTCTATCAAAATTATCACTTGGTGGTGGGTTAAAAAAGTCAGGTTTTTCTAATGCTTTTTCTAATCCTTGTTCTGTATGCTTTAATTTAAATACTTGATCTATATAAGTTTTGTATTCAAAATACATAATTTGTACTAAATCATTATTGTAAGGTCCTTTTTGATATCCTTCTCTACCAGGATATTTTTGAATCATTTTTAAATCTTCATTAGTTAAATTAGGAAATTCCTTTTTTAATTCAGCAAGAGTTATTGATTTTATTTCACCTACATAATATATATCTTGAAAATTTGGGTCATTAGTATATGACCAAACCATATTAGCAGGATTTACATAATCTATAACAACACCTTCAGATTTATTAAAACTAGTTTTAACAGCTCCTATACCTATAGTAACTATATCTTCAACTAATCTTTTTTTAGTTAATTCGTATTTATTAAAATCTAATACATTATTAATTACTTCTTCTTCAGCTATTTCAACTGATTGTTTGTAATTTAATTGCATATGAACTTCTAACTCCTCTTTGTTTTGAGGTAAGTTAGCTGGATCAAGTGAGCTATATATATCAACTCCTAAATTTTGTTTTATGCTATCTAACAATGGTTTACTCATCATATCTCGCATAATAGAGTTTGCATAGTTAGTTCTCTGTTTTGTTGAAAACGGATCTTGAGCAAAAGCTTTTATATCATAATTTTTAGCTGATATACCATTAACTACAATATCTACAAATTTAGGTATAATAGGCACTGGCTTCCAGTCTAAATTTAAATAGCTTAAGTCACCATTAATTGATAACTCATCTTTATATTTTTGTACAGATTGTTCGCCACGGGCATATAATCTTAATCTGTTAAAGTTTTGATAACCAGTATGCCATTTGCCACTGTTTATTCTTCCACCTCTAAACCACTCATATTCAATAGCTTGCCCTACTTTTAAGCCATATTCCCAACTAAGCTTTTCCGCAACAGGTACCACCTGACTTGGAAATGAACTATTAGTACTTGTATTAATCATTTATTATTATTTTTGATTTATAACCTTTATTATCGTATTTAGAAAAATTTAAATTTACTTTTTCTTTAATAACTTCAGCTACTGGTCTATATTTATTTTTATTGCAAGCCATAATAGCTAAACCTGAACTTATTGAAGCATCATGTTTAGTTCTATTATTTATATCAAAAGCAGCCCAATCTTCTAATGTTCTTTGAAAATACATTGATCCATATTGTTCATTATTGTAACCTACAAAACTTTCAATATAGGATTCAATTGCAGCTGCATGAGCTTGTTTTACATCTTCACTAGAATTAGGTATACCGCCTATTTCTTTTTCAGCTACAGATAATTTATACATTGTTTTATCTGGACGATTCATTGAATAACCTCTATAACCTCTTCTTTTTAAATAATATAATAATCTAGGTTTGTTATTCTCTGCTAATAACGGCATGCCATAAAAGTGTAGTGCCATTAAAACATCTTCAAAAAACATATCTGCTGTTTGTGGCCGTGCAATATATTCTAAAAAGAATAAATTAGGAGGGCCATCCATTGTAAATTTTGTTAAACCATGAAGAGAACCTTTTGATCCTCTACCGTCTACTGTTCCAGATATATCATATGAGTCACATCCAAAAGCACCTATATGCTCATTTGCGGGATATTTTTTACCATGTTTTATAATATATCTGTTTTGTTGGGGTACATCTGGTACCCATGAAACTAAAAACCTACCTTGTTTGCTGGGAAAAAATTGTACACTAGTATCTTTAATTCCACCTTCCCATTGAAAATTACCTTGAGTTACTACTCCAGAATATTTTAAATCTTCATTATAATCTATTTGTTCGTAAATTTTTGTTAAATTAAATATAGATTGTTTTGTTTCATCTCTGAACGCATGTTTTTCAGTACGTGG